AACTTCCCCGCATCACCTAATAGCACGGAGCTATCTGATGTACTATTAGGGGCAACCTATGAGGTTAGGGTGCAAGCGATTAACGATTTAGGGCAACTCACCACAGGGGTTACTAAGGAAATCGTGATTCCTAAGATGCAAGCGCCTGGCGATGTGCAGAACCTACATGTTATTAGTCGCTACAACCTAACAGCCGATAAGAGCGTGTACTATGACCTTCAAGTGATGTTCGAGCCACCGGCTAATCCTGGCAACTTTGATAGTGCTGAGGTGTGGTACAAGCTTAAATCTAAGAATGGCCAAGCCGTAACTGGTCAAGATTGGCAGTATGCGGGAAGTAGTAATAGCCAGGTTATTATCAAGGCATTAGGCCCTGGCGAAGAGTACGAGATTAAGGCCGTAGCCGTGGATAGGTTCGGTAATCGTTCCGATACAGCCCAGGTAGTTGACGTCGTAGTCAAGGCGATGGACGAAGTACCGGGCATGCCTAAGAACTTTACTGTATCATTCAAGGACCACGCCACCGCATCATGGAACGATGTATTGAACGCTGACGTGGACTATTATGAACTACGCACCGATAATGACCCAGGGAAGGATACCAACGCGCTACTTGCGAAGGTGAAAGGTACCTCAGCTAACTTACCGCTTACGAAACGAAACGGCACGGTGTACTTGTACGCACGAAGTACGCTAGGTAAGTACTCAACACCGGCAACGTATTCGTATAACTTGCCACAGTTAGAGGCGCCTACGTTCGAGGTCAAAGACCAACTCGGAGGGTTTAGCCTGTACTTTGGGGCGAAGCCTCCCCAGGCTTACGTTATCCGTTGCCACGTTATTGGCGATGATCGTACAGACGATTTAGAGACAACGTCTAGCATGCTCACCTACTCCAATAAAGCCGGGGTATATCGTGTGCGGTGTGAGTATGTCGATGTGTTCGGTAGTAGCTTAGTTGCTGAGAAGTCGGTCACTATTAAGGATAGAGTCGATAAGAGCCTACTCGATGCGGAAGCATTAGGGTTAAAAGCTATGGACGAATCAATCCAAGCCATGAACGCTGAAGTTGGAACGATGAAAACCTCTGTTAATGGGTTTGCATCTAAATTGGTTCAACTTGATAAGGGCATTACTCAAAAGGTAACTGACCTTAATCAGAACCTATCCGGTCAAATTACTACGCTATCCAATGGTATCGACCTCAAGGTGACACAGGCTATCGGTAATCTGAGTGGTAAGGATATTGTTAGTCGGATTAACTTATCCCCTGAAGGTACTCGAATCGATGGCAAGCGATTACACGTAACAGGCCAAGCGCTGTTCGATAATAACATCATCACGGAGGGTATGCTCCAAGCTAACTCCGTGAGTGCGGATAAGATACAAGCTTTATCCATTAGTAGTGATAAGTTACAAGCGGATAGTGTTACCGCTGATAAGTTAAAGGTGAATAGCCTTGACGCTATCACGGCAACGATTGGTACGCTTCGAACTAAGACGAGTGGCGCTCGTGTTGAGATATCCGATAACTTAATCCAGGTATTCGATGATAACAATGTACTGAGAGTGAGGTTAGGGGTGTTTAGATGATAATTCTAATAATCTTAATTCTGCTACTATTAGCGATGGCGGTTGCAGTACTACTAATAATAAGGAGAAAACATAAAATGCCACAGGGGATTGAAATATATAACGAATACGGAGAAAAAATACTGTCTACTGATGCGAGGTTGACTCGTTCGTTAATGTGCGTCCCTTGCACATCGTGGACTGGGTCAGCAAAAGTAATAGGTAAACAAAAGGATACAACTATATACGTCATTCCTTTTGTATCCGTTTCTTATAAGGGGAACTTCCCAACAACGAAATTTATCAAAACTTGGATTAATCAAGATACGGTGTACTGGGAATATACACGGATTAATAACCATTTCTTTGATAATGATACGTTGGCGATTGTATTGTTTATAGGAGAATACTAATATGAGCGCAACTTATCTCGAAGTCAACAATGACAAAAATCAAATCATCATTAACGATGAGTACAGAAATTTTAAATTGCACAGCGTCGTGCCAAAAGTTGTTAGCCTATTTTTCAACACCCGTGTTGCGGCTGATGATAGCGGAAGAATGTATTTGAACTTTATTAAACCTATTAATGAAGATTGTGTTATCGCCTCAGCATATGCGCGTCAAGTGTGTATGGTATACCCGCATTATAGAATGCATACACACCCTCAAGCATTATCGCCAGAATCGTCGGGTGTTGATTGTTATTTATTTGATAACTATACATCTCGGGATACTAATTCTACGGGCAAGATTCGAGCAGGATTGCAGGTATTTAACGAACAGGGGCAAACGTTATTTGATTCAGATTATCCTGCTTTGCGCATATTAGATTATATCGATATTGATATAAATGACTGTAAGCCTTGGCAAGACCCAAAGGATGATCGTTATCTAAAGTTTGATAATGATATATTGTCTCGTTCGTACAATGTTCAGTCTATTGCAGTTTGCTTGCTCAACTCCCCCCCATCTCCTTTTGGCCCATCGGACGGCGTGTATTCAGCGGAATACCTTGGTTATGGAGTATCTATCAAAGGCGGAAACACATTGACTCTAGGAGCTACATGGCAAACAGATATAACGACCAAAGATGCATTAGCAGATGCTGGTGTTGATTCGCGCCTAAGGTTGCTAGTTGCCGACGTAAGTAATCTTAGGAAATCGTAATTTGATATATGAATGAGAGGCACATCTTATGATTGAACAAGACATCACATTATACGCAGGGCAGGACTTTGGTATGACCTACGTCGTACCGCCTGGCTCCGATATGGACCTAAGTCAATACGAGGCTGTTTGTAAAATTCGTAAGCGCCCATATGATGATATGAAATTAGAGTTAACTCCTGTGGTACAGTCTAAACAGGTAGGGTTCTTCATTAGTGGAAAAGATTCCGCTAAAGCCCAATTAAAGGGTGGTGATTATCTGTATGACGCGTTTATCTACAATGATCACAAGTGGATAAAGTTAGGACAGGGGACAGTCACCATCGTTCCAGATATTTCAATGCACAAGTAAGGAGGTACTAGGTATGGAAAGTAATGAATTAATTTTAAAACTAGATAAGGAAACCACAATTCCGCTTATCGAGGGGCTAGGTAAAAGCGCCTATGCTATTGCGGTAGCTCATGGGTTCAGAGGTACTGAACAGGAATGGCTTGATAGTTTAAAAGGGTTACAAGGTCCGCAAGGCGAACCTGGACCAAAAGGCGACCCATTCCGATATGAGGACTTTACGCCAGAGCAATTAGAGGCCTTGAAAGGTCCTAAAGGTGATAAGGGTGAGGACGGACGAGACGGCGCAAGTGCTACGGCAGATAATGCTCATCAGCTACTGCTAAATGGTAACGTATGGTGCGAAAGTGCCAGCGTTGACGATGTACTCACAGCCTTAATCAGTACTGTAGGTAAGCCGTTCCCGCGGACAGACATTAAGCCTTTAACATTTACGCAACCAACAAAAGGACAAACAAATCTATCATTACAAGGTGAGGACCATTATAAGGTCAGTCTTGAGGGTGGCGAACTTGTAGAAGTTGTGAATGGCTCGGCAAATATCACCATTCCAGCATATGGAAAATCTGATATTGTAGTTGATTATTTCAATATGTTAGGGGTAAAAGTATCAAATATTACTATTACTGGTATTAAGGAGTTACAATTTACCGACAAAAATGGAATTACAGTATTTAAAGAGGGTAACGTATTAACAATTGACCTTACCAACCAAACAGATAACATCGATAAGAATTATGATATTTCCGATAGACCTGCTTGGGTGTATGACGGCGTAACAGAATTTAAGTTTATTTCTAACGCACCTAACAAAATTATTGGGTATGCTGAAACTAGCAAAATTCCACTTGATAACCTATACGCTACATTAAATACTATCGGCAATCCTAATATTAGTGTTATTTATTACCAATATGGTAAGAATGACATTGAATCATTTGTACTAATAACTATAAATATGTATTCTAGTAAAATTGTAAATGGTAGCCGTCAAGTTAAATTCTTAGGTAGAAGAAATAATAGATTATTAGTAGATAAATTAACTAAAAAGAAAGCTACTTACATTTCTAATCCAATGAATGAGGAATTTGATAATATTATTCTAACAGTAGGCACATTCTACAAAGAAGTTAACGATAATGAATAATTAGCTAGCATAAGGGGAACACATGCAAGAATTAACTGATTTTATGGGCGAGGCTTGGCGGACACTGACGGATTCGTTCGTACTCAAAGCCTTGCATGTGTTCCCATTCTTAACTATCACACTTAGGGGGAGTGAATGGATATATTGAACGACATTTTAGTTATGCTGATTAGCGGTGTGTCACATG